TCTGAACCTTGAAGTATTACTGCGTACGGTTTTAATGTGTCTTTGGTAGGTACTGTAGGCTCATAACAGTTTTTAAGTTCAGTAACCGTATTTATTAAATGTTGTCTAATTCCTGCTCTCAAAACTAATCACTCCAATACTCAACTATTCTTTCTAATGTTTTAGCTTTATTATCTTCAAGTACAGTTTCAATAGTTTTAAACCCTTTTGTTCCTGGATGATTAACTTTTTTAACTGGATGCGCAGCACCTTTCCAATAAAGATATCTACCGTTTTTAGGAGTTATCTCATGTGGTTTAGAACCTTCTTCAAGTATCTCACCATAATCAACTCCATGAGCAACGTAGATAGTATATTCACCATTAGAACCCTCTGAGCCACCATCTAATCCTTGCCTTGCATTTGTTGTCCTATCAGTCCACTTAGCAGTTGATTTAGCCTGCTTTTCAAAATCCTTAGCTATTAAGTTACAAAGTAAAGACATTCCAGCCTTTTTTCTATCTATAAAGTTAATTACTTCAAATCCCAAAGCTAATCAATCCTTTCTAAATCACACATATATCCACATACTATATCTTCTATAATTTGTGGATATACTGCCTTTATCTCATACTTATCTCCATTGCTAGTGAACTTAATAGATTCAGTTGGTGTAGCATCTAAATCTGCATACTTATCGGCAACCATCTTATATTTAGTTGAAGTATAAGAAGTTCCTTGTGGTTGGGAATTTATATTGATGGAATTACTACTATCATCAATATAAATTAATACTGTAATAGTCTTTTGAATTTTTTCTTCTTCAAAAGCTCCATCTACTTCTTTTTTAATAATTTGGGTAAATGTTATGTCAGTTGGATTTAATGCTATTCCTTTATTAATTACCTTAATTATTTTTCTTGCTTTTAGCTTACTCATATTTCATCAGCTCTTCTCATAGATGTTTTATATCCTGTACTAACTTGATTTAGTTCAGCCTGTTCTTCTAAGTAATCAGACTTATATATAGCAGCTAGAGCCAACCAATAAGTATTATTTGAAGACTTTTGTTCAATAGGGCCAACTTTAATCTCATCGTCACTAGCTGCTTTAAGTAAACATCCTCTCCAACTAGCTTTAGCAACACTATTGCCATTAACTAAGAGTAAGTTTTGTAAATCTGTGTCCTCAAAATAAGGATATTCTTTTTCCTGAAGATTAAGCTTTAATTGATCTACAGGTGTTAGTGTAATAGTATCCATTACTATGCACCTGCCTTTTCTCCTTCTCCATCAGTTTGATCATTTGCTGGAGCATTAATTGGAATTTCTTCTACTTCTGCATATCCATTTTCTTTTAATTCTTTTACATCTGATTCTCTAACCTTAAATTCTTCTCCTGGTTTATAATTTTCCTTATCATATTTGATATAAACCAAAGCTTTTGCATTATATAAATTTCCTGTAATTTCTTCTTGTCTAGCTTTTGCCATTAATATCATCCTCTCTTATTTAAAATAGAAAGAGTAGCTTAATTGACTACTCAAATTAATATACTGTTCCAAAGAATACTTCATCTGCTCTTTCAAAGCTTGGTATAACTATTTGTGATACTTTTGTATCAACTGTTATAGGATCTTCCTTTACCATTGTTGTTACTGCAATAGCATCTTGAACAATTGAAGTATCAAGTTTACCACTTCCATAGGCCTTGTCATATTCCTCTGGTGTAGTTCCATAGACTGTAAAGCCTAAAGTGGTTCCACTCATAAGAGTTATCTTACCATCAGTGTAGTAAGGTTGAGAATCTGCGTTTTCATATGGAATGTAAGTTGTATTTTCTAAAAACACAAGGCTTAATCCTAATCTTTCTTTACAGAAATTAATATAATCTTGTTGAGATAAAATCAAGCTTGTAGCATTTACATTTGAATGTAAGTGAGCAGTAATAGCCGTATTGACCATAAATGTATTATTAAAGGTCTTTTCAGTTAATAATAATGTAGTTGGTTTAGTATAGTTATCATCTGTTATAGCCTTTTGAAAATCTTCAACATCTCCTACAATATCTGCACTTGGGTCAGTCCACTTAGCAGTTCCAGTTAATACTGTTTTATGGTTTGCTGGAACTCCATAATCAACAACAATGTCTCCGTCATTAGTAGTAATATTGATTATTCCATTTTGAATTAATGAAGCTCTCATCCTTTTTGTTTGAATATTAGCACCATCAATTAAATTCGTATAATTCTCAAATACTTGAGAAGTTAATGCTCTTACTAAATTTTCATTGTTTGCAGTAGCAGCATTAATTAGTTCTCTTCTTTTTGTTTCATTGATTCCAACACCTTCTTTGAAAAATGGCATTTCCTTTTTTTGAACATCTAAAGAAGCACTTAATGCTCTGATTTTAGTAACAACATCAAAAGTTGACATTCTTAATGCTACTGCTTTTTTCTTAGCACCTTTTGCAAATTCTAGTTCTGTTCCTAATTGCTTTTTATTTGGGAATAATGCTTTATCAACTGTTGCTTCAACTGGCAACTCTTTCATGTATAAAGCAATATTTTGTGAGTTTATAAAGTCTTTAATATCCATATTCTTTCTTTACCTCCTAAACGAATAATATTTGGCTTAATGCTGCTTTTTCTGCTGATTTTCCATTGACGATTGAATCTGAGAATTTAACTTCTGATTCATATAAAACGCCATGTACAAATAGTGATACAACTTCTGTTGCATTACCTGCAGTTGCATCTGGTGATTGAGAATCTTTAAAACTAACATCTTCATAAACTACACCATAAGCATCTGTTGTTGCTGGTGTTCCTGTTACTGTAGTTACTGCTTTACCATCTGCAGTAAGTAATGTTCCAGCTTTTAATATCTCATTTAAATCTAATACAGTTGCTACGTCTGATTTCTTAACTTTGATTGGCAATGTAATAAAATGATCTCCAGCTATAGCTCTAAGTTTTCCTTGAGCTGCACCTATTGAATAACTTGATTGTTTCATTGTCTAAATTCCTCCTTAAATTTATTTAGCAAAATCAGCAATTCCTTTTGTTTGCATTGCTGCTGCCTTTTCCTTACCTAATTCTGTTGCAAAATTCTTTGTTTCTCCTGGTTTCGGATCTCCACCCCCAGTATTAAATGAGCCTGTCCCTTTGATTTCTTTTTCAAATAAGAAATCATGTGACTTTTGAAGTGGTTCTATTTGCTCTTTAAGTCCTATAATGCTATCTCCATCAACTTTAAGATTTTCTTTATTTAATAAAGCCATAATTAAAGTCTTATCCTTAACATTAAAAGCACTTAACCCTTTTTCTAAAGCATTATTGAAAGCTATATCATTAAGCTGTTTTTCATAAGTTTCCTTTTGAGACTTATTATCTTTTTCAAGAGTTGAAAGTTTATCTTTAAGTCCATCAACGTCTTTGTATTCTTCTTTTAAATCATTGATTTGCTTATCTCTTTCTCCTACTTGTTTCTTGTATTCCTTAGAAGTTTCATTTACATCATCAAATCTCTTTTTGGGAACATAAGCACCATTTGAAACATCTTCATAATCCTTATTTTCATACTCCTTTTGCTTATCAGCTGGAAGTTGCTTAAATAATTCTTCTCCTATAATTTCTTGTAGCTTTGCCATTGTTTAATTTCCTCCTAATCCTCTAATTGTGATTTAGTGCTCAATAATATAGGTGGATGTGTATCCCCTATAGCTAAAAAATAAACTTTTCCTGTTTTCTTAATTATCTCAAGCTCTTCTTCAGATAATTGCCAACAACTTTCAACTGCGTGTGCTCCATCTGGAAATTCCAATCTAGTTATTGGTAAATCATCTACGTTTTCATTACCTTGTGGTGCTCCTAAAATTGCATTTGTTGTGTTTGTTTTAATTGGTTTCATAGTTGCCTCCTGTTTTTTAACAAAATAAAAAGACATATCTCTACGTCTCGTGTAAATCATATTTAGCTAACTTTACTATTATAATTTTCGTACCATTTATCAAGTTTAGGATTACTTTCTCCCTTAGTCCATGCCTTTATTTCTTTAATGGCTTGGTCTATATCTGTAGTAATCTCATACTGGTAGCATAAACAGCAAGGATGTGCAACTGGAACTTTATTTAATGGGAATACTCCTGTTCCTAAATCATAACTATTTTGTCCAGCATAATCGTCACAGACATCTCTTTTTCCATGCATACGTTTTGAGTGTTCTGAACTTAGTTCCCACTTCATACCTTTATTAAATGGATTAGAATAAGCTTGAGATAAAGTATTTTCATTGAAACTATGAGTAATACTTGTCCTTGCTAATCTAGTACTTTGCCAAGAAACATTCTGATATATATTTTTGCCATCTACTACATCAATAGTATGTTTTAATACTTTTTTAGGATTAACATACTTATCTACTTGTTTTGCTAGTTCTCTAGCATTAGCTCCTTTTAATACATTAACTTTGATTAATGTATCTATGTCCTTTATAGATTTATCACTTATCTTCCATAGTCTAGCATCTAAACTTCTTTTATCCTGATAAAAATTGCCTTGAATTAATTTAGATACTGTTCTTTGGGAATTATTAAGGGTAATAGCTTTAAACATGGTAGATAATTTAACATCATCTGTTATAGCTTCATAATAAGCTAAATTAACTGAACTAGCTATTTCTGATGATGTTTCTATATTCTCTTTAATTATTTTGTTAAGTTCTTTGTTTAAATCTCTTATATTAGCTTGCACTATTTCATGTAAGTTCTTAAGATATCTTTCTTGATTTGAGGTTTTACACTTTGATATATCCATTTTTAGCTGATTAGCAAGTTCTATGTATAATCTAAGAAGCTCTTTTTCTTGATTTGAACTAAGTTTCAAGAACTCTTTTCTTGCTTTTAAAACAGCTTCTTGATAGACATTCATTATTCTACCTCATTTGAATTATTATTTAATTCATCATTTATGGCCTTTGTCATTTGGTCAGTTTCTGCATTAGTTATCTGTGCCTTTTCTTCAAGTATTTCATTCCATTCAGTTTCTGCATCTTCTGTATCTGAAAAATCTTTAATATAAGATCTATGTGATTTAACTCCTTTATCAACTTCATTCATTGCAGTTGTTTTCTTTTCATCAGTATCACTTGGTAATGGATAATTATGCTCAAATAAAGTGCTGTATTTTAACTGATTCCATGACTTGTTATATTTTCCTGGATAACAAACTGAACCAACTTCTTTTATAAAGTCAAATAGTCCAATAAAAGCTGTGCTCCAATCTGTCCACTTATCTTCACACCTAGCAATTAAATCATTATATAAATATCCCATAGCTTTAGCACTTGGTATATTGTTTAAATCAGATAGTTTTGGCATATCCATAGTAAAGTTCAAGTCTGATTCTGCTCTATCTAAATAAGCTTCAACGGCTGCACTGTTTCCCATGTTGTACTCTAATCTTTGAACTTGTGCTTGCTTTCCAGACTCTGCTAATTCATCTCTAGTTCTTACTGCATGTAATGCTCCAGGAGCCACAATAAATTTATTAACATCAGCTTCATTACCATCAATAACGGATTCTGACCCATACATTTGAAATCTCAATGCATCCCTAAAATCTGAAATTGTTTTGTTGTATTGAGTTTGCGTATCCATTAATTCCTCTACATCAGATTCGCCAAATGAATCATTTAATTCTCCACCATTTTTAATTAACCAACATGGAATAGTAGTAAAACCTGTATCAATCTCCATTGTTAAACTATCCTGTAAATCTGTATTGAAATACACTTCTTTTCTATACCATGCTTGTCGCTCATTATTCTCAGTAAATTTATAATAATAAGCATGAATATAATAAATCTTTTCTGCATCAGATTCTTTATATACATTTTCCTCATCTTCTTCAAAGAATACGGCCTTTAAGAGCTTCCCGTTCTTCTCTTTATAATAAAAATTCTCTATTGATTCATACTTTATAACCAATGGAGAATTTGGATTTGCTTCTACTCTTAAAAGTACTCTCTTTTTAATTGTTGCTTCTAAAAATGCTTTTTTAGTTGTTGACCAGAAAGAATTATCATCTAGTACATCCTCAATAAATTTTCTAAGTTCCTCGCATTGATCTTTATCATTTTTATTATCTGACTTAAATTTGAGTGTTGGTTCAACCCCAAACATCCAACGTGCCTGTTTTCTTAACAATGGTTTAATTTTATTTCTTATGTCTTGGGTAGGCTTATAATCACAAATATCATTTGTTTCCCAATTCTGACCTAGTAATGCTTTATCCTGTCCAACTTTATCTATTGGAACTATACATTTACCTTTGTAAAATATATAGTCTTTTCTAACTACTTCCCTTTCATGCTTTTCAATGTCAGATAGATTAAGTAGCGTTTCTTTTATACTTTTATTCTCATTATCATAATCAAAATACATTAGAATATACTTCCTCCTTTCCTGTAGGCTTCATCAGTAGTTGTTTTAATAACACCTTTTCCTTTTTCATAAACAGAATCATCATATTTATGCTCTTTCAAGTCTGATACCTCATATCCATCAAGTCCATACCAGATAGCACTAAATGTATGTGGGTCTGTTACAAATTCGTCTTCAATTAATTCTCCATCTTTATCAACTGCATATGTTAAATCTTCTAATTCATCAATAACATCTTGGCAATCTTCAGAACAGATAATCTTTTTAAATCTCTTTACTTTCTTAGTATTTTGCAATCTTGAACCTGGGAACTTTTTAGCACCCCTCATATTAAATCCTTCTTGTTGGTAGTATTTAATTGTCTTAGGCTCTGCACTGTCTGCTCTTATTAGTTCCTGTGTTTTTTTAAATTGTGATATTTCTTTTGCAGTATTATCATCTGTCATTTGATTTTTATAATATTGCCAATAGATATATAGAATCTTATTTTCATCATCTATGGTCATTCTAACTATAGCGTTATATGAGGTTTCAAATCCAAAGTCCATTCCAACTTTGTGCAATGGTTTCTTTATTTTATGCATCATATCCAATACTTCATAGTGAGGTCTATGTTCAAATTGTGGTAATACCTTTCTACCATTTACTCCAAATTGCCCTCTTCTTGCAATTCTATATAAATCAATATCATATGTTTTTAAATCATCTAACTGGTCTATATAAGATTTAGGCAAAAAATAATTATCATCTGCTAAGCTATGATGATAATATGTGTTATTTATTATAATGATTCTTTTATCATATAATTCTTTATCATCTAAGATTAATAGTTTTTTCTTTTTATCCATAAAGAAATGTTTATAACACCAATTATTTTTAGATACTGGATTAGTAGTAAGTATCATATGAAGTTTTAAGAATGGATGTCTTAATCTACCTAATAATTCTTTAAAACCAGCATATTTTACTTCTGAGCATTCTTCAATCCACACAATAGAAACATTATTAATAGACTTCAATTTAGCTGGTTTATCCATTCCTTTAAATATAATCTTAGAACCATTTGGAAACCTTATTTGCATAGGTGAAGTAACACAACGTATTCTATCATCAAGCTCCATTTCTGTTATTATTTCATCAAATAAAGAGAAACATGAATCTCTGATAGTGTCATATACTTCTCTGACTACTAATGCAGTTCTTTTTTCTTCTAATAGCTTAAGAATTATTTTAAATGCAGTATTATAAGATTTACTTGATCCATAGCCGCCAACTAGAAAATAAAATTTATGCTTCCAATCAAATAAATAATCTTCGAACTGAGGATTCACTTCCCTTTCGATTTCCATTAGTCCTCACGCTCTTTTCTTTTAATTACTATTTGTATTGGTTCATCAATCTTAAGATTCTTATTCTTTTCAAAATCAATCTTCTCTTGAATTTGTCTTACTTTCTGATTTTCTAGTTTTAAATTTTCTCTAGTAGCAGTTGGCAATAAATCCATTCTATCTGATAACCATTGAAGGGCTTTCATTTTATCTTGCAGCTTTATCTTAGCTCCATCTTTACCTTTAGATACTTCTGATATTAGAGTACCATCTACCTCTGAGCTATCTTTAAAGTGTGCATAATCTATAGTATAAGTTAACGGCCTACCATCTTCATCAGTTATCTGTTCACCCGTTTTCGGATTTATAATTGGTACTTCCTTTTGCCCAAACTCCATAAAATCATTTATATCAGTACAAGCAATATCAATATACTTTTGAAATATATCATCCTCACTTAACAGCACTCTATTTAATTTATTAGCTTTAAGTCCTTTGATTTCATTTTTGACACTAGCATTTACTAGCAATCTAGGTCCATTAACATTTGCTACAACATAGCTACATTCATAAGCCTTTTGGTAGGCCTTAGTTGCATTAAAGTATTTTATATAATAAATACAAAAGAGCCTTTGCTTATCGGTCAGTTCTGAATTCTCCAACTCAGTAACTGCTTCAAGCTTAGACTCCTTTTTATTATTAATATGTCTACCATCTTTTTGTGTGCATACCTTTTCTTTTGTGTGCACACCTTTTCTATCCCACTTGTACCTTGTTTTCCATGACTTAACCGTGTTTAAAGACACATTGTATTTAGCTGCTATATCCTTATACTTCATTCCATCTATATAATCTTTTTCAGCCTGTTCTTTTACATCCGGTGCTCTTATGTCACTCATTACCACCACCTCATTGCTAGTTGCTTTTGTTTGTTTTGGAAATGAGAAAAGGCACCTAAGTCCTAAGACCTAACCACCCTTATATATGTTTATACTTAACACATTATTTATTATTAAAAAATAAAATTTAGAGAGCTCTTTACTTGCATACCTGTGGATTTCTTTCAAAAAATGGAATAAATTTTACTTTATATTCCTGTAATACATCGCTTAATTTATATATTCCTCCTGGGACTTCATGTTTTGATAACTGTTCTATTCTGCTTTTTAATATGTCCATGGCCTGTTGTCCTAAGTACTTATGCTCATATTCTGCAAATTCTTTTTTAAAACTGTCATCAAACGTTAAGATACGCCTAAATGATAAATCTATAAAGGCATTAACTAATGTTAACTCCTTAACCCCTTCATTCTCACTTTCTCTCATAGCAATATAGTAGTTTCCATACTCATCAACTACTAAATCTCTTAATAATAATATATCCATAAAAACACTTCCTTTCTATACAATAACTTCTATATTAGAATGTAAAATCCTGCTATAATCATTCGACTTTTTGGAGGACTTTACATTTTAATGTTGAATTATGGTAATAAAAGGAGGTGATTGTTATGTCTAATGATTGCTCTAAATTAATGGATAGTAGGGTTGACTTAAAAGCATTTACATATGAGTGCTTTAATGTTGCAATCGACGTATTAAAATCTGGTGAACTTGAAAATGTATCTCTTAGTCCAAATACCAAGGTTTTATTTCTTACACAGTTTGGTATAGTTGAAGGTACTCCTTCTAAAAAAGATTCTCCTAATAATAATGTTAAGGAAGCTTTCACCAATATGTTAATCTTCAAAACATTTGAGGGTCGTAATCAAAAGATAGAAGATATGAAAACTAAAAATCCTGATTTAACCATTATAAATGATACTGGTTCCATAGTATTAGAAAATGTAGTCATTACATCCTACGCAAACCCTGACAGCAAGTTTAATCTTGGTACATTCGTCTTATTTACAGACAGTATTATCGGTATTTCATTTGGAGAAACTTCTTCTGAAAGTTCATAGTAGTTTCTTCTAAATCAATATTATTATCTATAATTATATTTAGTTTTATATTAATAAACTTAGGCTGTACTTTACTTTCGAGTGCAGCCAACCTCTTTTCAAATTTTTTTATTTCTCTTTTCATGCTCATTATTCTCACCTCACCTGTTTAATAACTCCACCAACTCTTCTATAACTTCTTTCCTTCATACATTCTTTAAGACTATCAGTTGCATTTTCTTTATCTACTCTTTTACTATTACAATAAGGACATACTAAATACCTACCATTGGCCATCTTGTCTACATCTTCTGTTAGTAATATAAATTCTAGTTTACAGGTCCTGCATTTATAGCTTGTATAGATATTTAACATATCCCCACTTCCTTCTTTATATTAAAGTTCAATTTTAAAATTTATTTGTAAAAGATTTATTTCATCAAATAAGAATAACTAGGCCCATTTTTGAAGAGTTCGCTCTCTTCAAAAATGGGTTTAATAATTAAAATAATACAATATTTATTATCTAAAGTAACTCTTTACAATAAAACAAGCACTCAGATTTCTCTAAGTGCTTATAGCTGTTATGTATCCTACATTTCTTTATTGATTATTTAATTTCTTATGTATCTCTAGTTGCTATTATTTTATTGCCCATTCTTCATTATTTCTATATCACTTTTACTATTAGATTTGTTTCCTGATATCATATATCCTTTATATACTTTTTTATCTTCATCAGGAAAATTTAATTCTCCATCTTCATCTAATATGCACTTCTCATCAACTACTATATAACCTTCTACAAGATCCCTTTTTAATATTATTGGATATGAGTCTTCGCATTTAATCATTAATTCTTTTTCTGTCTCAGCTATTATATACGCAATTACTTTGCCTGATTGGAATCTATCACATCCAATAATATACCTTTTAAAGTTGAAAAGTTCGCTACATGAATATATCATTCCTGATGCTAGAGCAGTCATTACACATAATACTAAAAACTCAAAAGCTGGAGTCATTCTCCTTAGCGTTATCCAAGTTTGTTCACTATCCATTATATATTTGTACATATAATATACATTAATTTCTTTAAATTCATACCATATAAAGCATGATGAAATACATATTATTAACATACTTATAAGCATATACCACTTATGTTTTTTAGGATGGTTCTTATACGACTTGCAACTAAATATTTCCGTGCTTCTTATTTTATCTAAATAACAATTAAAACCGCAAAAAAGCATAACTAAAAAAACGAAATGTGCTAAGAATAAGTAAAATTCATTTTTTAATTCGATATTCTTTGCTAATCCATAAATCTTTGTGTTTATTTTCCATATGGTATTTTCATTAGATTTATTAACTATATATGATGGTAATATATCTGCTGGTAATATATCTGGCGCACTAAAATTAACAATAAAAATAATAATTAAGGAAAGTCCTATACATATTGCCGTTATAACCTTTAAGCTATCTCTTGAATTGACCTTGTTTATACTTAACATTTCATATAAACCTACGCTAAATGAAAAGTATATTATAGTTGTAAAAATAGTCATCATTGCCACTATACCTGTCATTGCTTTTATAATTTCTAACATCAATTATCACCTCTAGGTGCTTTTTATTCGACACATATATTTTAATTCCTTCAATATGTCGAATAAAAAGCACCTGGAGTTAACCAAGTGCTTTACTGTTGCCACACAGTTTGTAGTCCCTGCTGGCAAAACCCTTATTAACATATTAGCACATATTTTATAGATATTTAATGCATACTTAATGCAATTTTAATGCAACCTTTTGCACCATTCTTCCCACCTTGCTATATTCTCAACTAATCTTTGTCTCGTTCTAGTTGCAGTTGATTGATCTATTCCTAGTTTATAACCTATTTGCCAATCTTTTAAGTCTTCTTTATACTTCATCTTTAAAAATTCCATATCTTCATTTTTTATATCTTTTATATTACATTCGATTATTACGCTATCAGCTTCAATGTTTCTTAATTCTTCTTCTAATTCTGCAACTTCTTCTTCTTTTCTGGCCTTCTCTATAAGTAATTTGTCTGTTATCCTTATCATTGCTCTTTCTGCATAGCTTGCTCCATCCGAGCTTGTTTGTATTCTTTCTTCATAAGTCATACTTCGAGATTCTTCAGGTATATCTATGTCTACATTTTTTAGTTTGTTTTCTATGTCCCCTATTTGCCCTTTTAAGAGATTCATTTTTTTATTGATGCTATATATTTTTTTATCTTTTCCAAAATAGTTATATAGCTTCTTTTCAGTTTTTCTGAATGTTATTTTATCCATGCTTTGTACCCCCTAACAGTTATTCCTGCAATTATGATATAACGTCCTTTTATCCTGTATCCTAGAATTAAATTTACTTCTATAGCTGCTATATTTCCAACTCTGTCTTAATTTATTTTTATCTTCTATCTTCCCTTGTATTTCTTTAAATTCTTTTGAAAGTTTACTTAAAAATTCTAATAAGTCTTTAGTATCTCGAGGTTTAACTGTAGCTATAGCTATACTTTCTAATTGTTCTTTTAATATTTTATCCTCTTCCATTTTTTGAATTAACTTTCTAAGTTCTTTTGCAGCCTTATTTACACCATCTACAAATCCTGTAAGTGAAAGCTTTATTCTTGCAACATTTTCCTCTGTAATTTTAACTTCTATCATTTTCCCCCTCCTTCTTAAGTTTCCTTGCTGTCCTAAATATTGCTAAAGATACGACTGGAGTTACTACTATAAGAGTTAGCGATGCAACTAAAAGTACTATTGTTAACATAAGCTGCACCTCCTAATTACTTGTCCTCTTATTTTTATTATTCCAGTCTGAAAACATATCTTCGCTCTATGCTTCTTTCCATCTATCTTAAATAAACATCTACAGTAAATTGGTTTATGAATACTTTCGAATCTAATTTCTGTCCCAGCTAAGAAGTCATTTAGTGATACTTTTCTGAGCTGTTCCATGACTTTATCCTCCTACTTGATATTATTCTTTTCTCTAAAGTCCCTTATCTCACTTTCAAACCTATTTATAAGTGCTCTTTCATGCTCCACATCTTTTTTAAGTCTTTCGTACGCTTCTATATTTTCTTCCCAAATTGTGGTGCCTTCCATAACCCTTAAGTCATTTTCTTTACAGCATAGTTGCTTTTCTAATCCATGCTTTATAGCATACATTTCTACTAATGTTAGTCTTATAGATTGTTTACTCATGATTCCCTCCTTGATATTGATTTTTATTTGAGAATAGAGTGTTCTGCCCTATCCTCAACCTCTTATCTTGTTTGATTAAATTATGCTTAACTGCTTAATCCCTATAGGTTTATAATTCATTAAAATTAATTCAGTCCTGACTGGACATTTATCTCCATTTCCTCTTACTTCAATTTTAGAAGCCGTCTTATATTCAACTCGGTACCAGTCAGAATAAAGTTCATCAATCAATGAATCCGGATAGTAGCATAGCATTACTTTCCCTTTTATTGTTTCAAGCCTTTTTCTAAGTCTTAAATGATCCTCTGATTTAAATCCTCCTGCATAAATATTTTCAAACCCTACATATGGTGGATCTAAAAAGAATAATGTTTCATCTGTATCATAAAAATTAATTACGTCTTCAAAATCTCTGCAGAGGATATTCCATGTTTTGATTAGCTTGGCCATATTAGGTATTAAATTAACTGCTGATTGGTATGTCTGTGCCTTGTCCTGTGTTTTTGAAAGGCCTATTCCGTTTCTGTACTTATGACCCCCACCTGAGAATGTTAACCTCATTTTATAGAAAAACCTTACTGCTCTTTCTAGTTTGTCCTCAGGTACCGGTTCCCATTTATATTTTTCATAAAGACTTTCACTATAGGGAAGTGCATCACATACTTTGAATAATTCTTCCGGCCAATCTCTTAAAACTAGCATATAATTAATAAGCTCATCATTCTTGTCATTTACAATTGTTATCTTGGCCGGATCCATAATACTTTTATAAAAAGTTACAGCTCCACTTCCAAAGTTACAATCAGCATATATTTTATGTTTTGGCATTAGCTCTAGGTACCGTTCTTCTTTACCATGTTTCCCGCCTATCCATTTGATATTAGATAAATTTTTAAGTTTCACTTATATATCCTCCTGACGTTTATATAGTGTCTGTAATGCACTTATCTCAGCTTGTAATGCTTGCACCTTATCTCTGCCAGCTTTATACCTATATTCCGCCATATCTCTATTAAACTTTAAATTAGATTTATTGGACCTTGCTACATCTCCTATTATGGTTATTGGGACCTTTTCTTCCCTTAGCCTCATCATTTCCATTCCTAATGCTTGTCTATATATTTGTTCGGCTTCTGCATATTCTCTTGCTAGAGTGAAAAGTTTATCTCCACTCTTTTGAAGTCTTTTTGCAGCTGTATATATTTCTTGAGCTATATCTACCATATCTAGTGCCATATAGTCACCTCGTTAAATTAAAGCTTTTATTGGATTTACCCATATAGGTGTCCACCCTAAAACAATTTCTTCTTTAAGCTGTGGCAACATAGCTCTTAGCATTGTTTCTGCTATAGCTTTTCCTGCACCAACAGGTACCATATTTCCTATTCTTTCTCTCCATCTACTATCGCTATTTCCAGTAAGCTTTAAAGGTTTGCCATTAATCATTATTGGTAATCCTTGCAATGCTGCAAGTTCTAAAGTCGTTAATGGTCTATGCCATGTTCCATCTTCAGCAATAATTATCCATGTTCCCTGTTCATTTTCTTTTGGTATCCTTGGGTCTGCTATAGCAGCACATCCCGCATGAATATCGGCATTACCTACTACTGTTTTACTTGGTTCATTCCAGTTCATTACTCCATAAGTACCGGCTCTCGGTTTATTATTAATTCTTACATCTGCTATAGATAAAGCACCACATTGAATATCTGTTTGCCCTATTATAGTTGGACTTGATTCACTCCATGGGATTATTTTATATAAGCCAGGATATCTCTTTTTCCTCTCATTAAGTCTCACATCTGCAACCATTGGAGCTCCTGATCCTATCCTACTTCCAGTAATTGTTGTTGATGGTTCTTCCCACTTGATGACTTGATACTTATTCCCAAATCCTTGTACATTCTCAATTCTTGGGTCAGCTATACAAGTTGCACCATTACTTGGTCCTACTGCACCGGTTATGCAACTTCCCGGTTCATCAAAAGGTTGTATCCTATATAAATTCGCTTTCGCATCGTTACTTAGATTGTTTTCTAAGTCTCTCCAATCTCCACCTGCAGGTATAAGAGCTAACCTAACCCATGTTTTCCACTGCAATCTTGGAAGCCTATGCATAGAGCTCATAGTAATATCATCTGGCATAGGTAGTTCCTCTAATACTTCACCTATGGCCTTAACTCTCTGCACTGGTGGTTCATATACGAATCCTTGAAGTTTCTTAGTATTTCTGCAAATTAATAAGTATCTTTTTCTATGCTGTGCTAATCCTCCTATTTCACCACAATCGTGATATCCATCTGAAAAAGCATATCCATATTGCTTAAGAACTTTCTTTATTTCATCAAGTAACGCCTTACCTCTTGTAGTTATCCTTGGCACGTTTTCAAGTAATATAAGGCTAGGTAAGTTATCTTTAAAGGCCTCACATATAAGTTTAATTCCTCTAATTGTTAACTTGTTTAATGCCTGATACTTTTCACTCTTTGCACTTTTCTCCGGTAGTAATCCACTAAAGCCCTTGCATGGTGGAGAAGTAAAAACTACATCTGGGCATTCTTCATTACACGCTTTTCTTATATCTGCAGCAGTTACTTCTTTCCAATCTTCATCAGGTTCTTTCCCATGAAAATCTATATATTGCTCTCTAGAGAATAAATCTATACATTCAGCTCTACTACCAGTTATATATTCAAAATCTTGACATACTTCTGGGTCAGAATCTATTCCACATATAGTCTCAAAACTACCTTGTATTCCTTTATACTCTTCTTCTGCCTCCTGAAAGCCTAATGCTCCCCCGCCTATCCCACAGAAAAGATATAGTGATTTAAATTTATGTTTCATCTCTTCACCTTCCTCATACACTTTTAAGTATCTTTGTTATAGCTATTCTAGGTATTGCTGTATGCTTGGTCCCATTTTCAAAAATTATGCTAAATGTATGATGTGAGTTATATTCTGAAAATAATTCTCCTTCTATAAGCTCTTTCCCATACTTGGCTTGTACATAATCCCCAACCTTAGCTTTTTGTTGCAACTCTTCTGGTTCTTCATGAATTTCCTCAGTAATTTTAGTTGGAATAAGATATACTTCATTTTCTTCGCAATCAATATGGCCCATACTTTCAAATTCAATCTGCCATCCATTTGCTAGAATACTTATAATATTTCCACCACACTCAACTAATAAATTTTCATCACCTTTTCTATGGAGCACTCTTTTTATATCATCTCTCCGCCTACTAAGTAATGTTTGTAGTTTATCGATTTGCTCTTTTGTGAGAGGTATCTTTTCTTCTGTATAATAAATAATCTTATCCCATGGAAGCACTGGCGATTTATTATTAAAGCTGAATTCTTCTTTCCCTTCTCTGTTTATATAATGGGTTGTAAATCCATCTTCTTTTACTTCTATTCCAATACTGCCTTTTGCATAGATGATTACTCTATTTATAATTTGTGTAGTTTTAAAATTGTCTATAACTTTCTGTTGTTTTTCTGTTATTTCAATATTTGTGAACGATTCTTTGTTTTCTGTGATAAAATCACTACTTTTTGTGACCTCAACCTCTGTTTTTGTAACTTTTATAGGCTTTTCTGTAATCTGAATATCAAATACACTAAGTTGTCCTTCATGAATTAATTCTTTATTTCTCAAATTTTATCACCCCTTAGATTAGGGCAAAGGCCCTAATCTCTAAACATATTTAACTGAGGATCTTCAATAGGTTTTTCAATGAAATTTCCTTCATCATCCTTTTCAAGTTCTTTTTCTCCATAGTAGCTACCATCATCTTTGTCTACTTTCTTTAATGTAGTAGTGACGTTATGTTTAAATCTCAATGCTTTATATTCATAGCTTTCATATTTAGGATTATTGAACCCTTCATCTACAGGGAATCGTTTAGTTAGTTTAGGTACTGACAATGTAAGCTTTAATGTTACATCTCCACTTTCAAACTCTTCATTGTAGACTTGTCTGATTACTTCAATTATTTGTTCATTAAACTTGTCCAATATAGGTTGGAAAACTGGGCTATCTATATTTACTTCTAAAACCTTTCTGGACAAATCTTCTTTTTCATACAATTTACGCATTTTTCTTGCTCTCCCTTCTCTTTTTCTGTAGTTCTTTATATTCAATCCATCCATCTACACCAAATTTTAATGACCTTGCAACCCATGTAAGTTTTATATCAGGATAGAAAAAATCAAATAACTTTTTCCTCATTTCTCCCTGCTGGGTACTGAATCCCTTAACATCTATAAGTTCCTGAGTACCATCCAAGTGATATATTAAAAAATCAGGTGTATATGTCATTTTTGCATAAGATTTACCCATCTTTTTAAATGCTGCTATCAATGTATATTTAGGCTGTATCTCAAAGTTTACAATCTTTCCTTGAGCCTTTTGCCTTAAAAGATATTGGTAATACAATGCTTCATCCTTACTATCAAAAGTAATTCCATCTACAGTTATCTTTTCAGCTTTATATTTACTTGGCATAAAGTTTTCCTCCCATCAGTCTTAGCACAATGTTTCTTGCCTCACTAGATGTAGTTTCTAGTAGATCCTTTATTTCTTTTTATGTGTAATAAGGTTTACTGAACAATACAAATAATTTTGTCTGTAACTCATATTTGTATTTAAAATCCACTTCTTTACTCATGTGAGGGCTATCATTTCCTCTATGATGCTCAGGACATAGATACTTAAAATTAATCTTTATATTAGCCATGTATGGAGCTTGTGACCTATACACAATATGATGAAGTTCTGTAATATTCCGATTACATACACTGCAGCATAAATACTCTTCCAAATTGTTATCCTCCTTTGTATTGTTGTTTTATTACTCTAGTACACATACTTTGTAAAGTTCCTAAGAGCCATTCTAAGCCTTGCTAATTTTAAAGTATTATCTGTATCGCCACTCTATATACCTTTTAAAATTTCCTTGCTCTAGCTTAAAATTAGTATATTTAAAAAGCTTTTCCATGTTTATAAGGTCTATTTTTATTCTTGTCCATCTTTTTCTTAATCTCTATTTCTAAATCAATACCTAACCCTCCACATAAATCTGCTAGTCTGATAGCCACATCTGCTAACTCTTCCTTAAAATTATCCATATCACCTTTTCTTAAAGCTTCATGTGCTTCTGCAACTTCTCCAACAATAAGCATTAACATATTCCCAATCGCAAAATTAAATGGAGCTATTGCATTACCTTTATAGAACTCTGCATTATGTTTTAATAATACTACATCCTCCCAAAATCCATGCTTTACTGCATTTTCATGTGCATCTTTTATAAGTTCTTTTATAAACATTTATTTACTACTCCTTTTCTTTTCAAACTCGTTTCTAGCCCATTCATTTAGCTTCATGCTCTGCTGTACTTTACCCTTTTTAGCATACTTAACTTCTAGTTCTAAGTAGTTTATAATCATATAATTACCGCCTTTCCGGTGAAGAAGTCAGTGTATCTAAAACACTCAATATACTTTTCAAGTTTTAATGCAACAAAATTGTCATTCTTCTGTAATATTATTCCGTTTAAAATTCTATCAGGTACATTGGGACCCTCTGTTTTCACTTTAAGTTTTAGATTCTCTTTATCTTTTATCTGTTCTTTGATATGCTCTAACTCTAAAGTTTTCTTTCTAGCTTCTAACTCTTGTATTGTCTCAGCTGAATCAAGGTAATCTGCTATTTGTTCAGATATCTCGGTTCTCTTAAAATTACCACAGGATGTTACGCTTCTCTTATCAGGTAATCCTAATTCTCTTGCTTTTATTGTTACTGATGCTTTATTGATTCCTAAAATTTCAGCCATTTTTACATTGCTCATGCTATTCCAGTTTTCTCTTACAAATTCTAAATCATCACTTGTTATTCTTCTTCCCATCTTTCCTTCCCCCTATAAAAACATTCTTATGAATTCCCTTCTGCCCATCCCCAGTCTCAAGAAAGCTTCATCTAATGCTTTACTAATGCACTT